GAACAGAAAATCAAACAGTTACTGCCGATTCCCGACAGATTGACCGCAATGTTATGTCTGCCGGATGACGACGGCAGAAAATGCTATTTCGATGCAGTTTCAGAGGGGTGGTCAATTATGTATGCGCTGCTTGAGGATGATGACGAGGGAGATATCAACATTTGCTACATTGATCCTATGGGGGATTGGTCGATCGACAGTGGCGAGGATATCCTCTTTGTGCCAACAGTCTACTGTCCGCACTGTGGACAACGAATGATACCACATGCGACCTATTACGACGACAGGAGCAACCATCGGTATGAATGCACTTGCGGCGCGGTATTAGACAGAGGAAAAGTGATGGCTATAGCAGAAGCGCAACCCGAAAAAAAACTAGCCAGAATAAGGAAGTAAAGGATTCTATGAGGAGGTACAGAATGCACGTAATTACCTGTGAACAAGTATCAAACGGCCATCCGGACAAAATCTGCGATCAGATCGCAGATGCCATCGTCACGGATGTGCTGAGCCATGACCACAGCGCCCGTGTTGCAGCCGAGGTTCTGATCAAGGGCAACCAGATCATCATCGCGGGGGAGATATCTTCTTCCTACGCACCAGACTACCGGGAGCTGGTGAGGACTGTGTTTGAACGGATCGGCCTGGACCGGCTCGGCTACGAAGAAGACGTCTTTGACATCCATGTGCTCATTGATCGTCAGTCACCGGACATAGCGCTTGGTGTAGATAAGGGTGGTGCCGGCGACCAGGGCATGATGTACGGATACGCGACCAATGAGACACCGGAGCTGCTGCCGATCCCATTTGTGCTGGCGACGGATTTTCTGAGGATGCTCCAGCATCACCCGAGTCACATGTTCCGCGCGGACGCGAAGGCCCAGGTCAGCTTTGACTACGACAGCGGGAGGATTACAACCTTCCTCTGCTCCGTTCAGCACAGCCCGGATGTGGAGCCCGGCGACTTCCGCCATGTGATCGAGGCCATGATGGTGCTGGCGGCAGCACGGCTTGGGTTGAACACCGACTTTGAAAAGTTGGTCAACCCGACTGGTCGCTTCGTCATCGGCGGCCCATTTGCCGACTGCGGTGTCACAGGTCGAAAGCTGGCATGTGACACCTACGGTGGTGTGGGGCGCATCGGTGGCGGTGCAATGAGCGGCAAGGATCCGACGAAGGTGGATCGCAGCGGCGCTTACATGGCTCGAAGGATAGCGGTGGACATCGTGAGAGCCGGGTACGCTGACAAGTGCGAGGTTCAGATCGCGTATGCCATCGGTGTGGCTGATCCTGTGAGCATCTACGTGGACTGCTTCGGCACGGAAAAGCAGAGTCAGGAATTCCTGGAGAGCTATATCCGGGACAACTATGATTTGACCCCTCGCGGGATCATTGAGGAGCTTGGGTTGAGCAGTGTTGACTACAACCAAGTATCCGCCTACGGCCATTTCGGCAACAGCGGTCTGTCGTGGGAGGTGTGAGCGATGTTAGCTGCTATCGATGAGCGTTTAGATCCGAACGTTGTGTGTGAGGCAGTTGAAATCATGGACAGCAAAATCCATGATGCCATCCTGGCATTCGACGCTCAAAAGATTCCGGAACTGGCGCTGTATAAGGCGCTGGAAATACGGAACGAAGTCTTTGAAGATCTGCCAGTGCCATGGCTGAAACAGCTTGTGACAGACTATTTCGTGTATAAGTACCGAGAGAGGGAGAAGTGCAATGCTCCGCACCACGCTGACGCTTTCCAAGGACGAGGTGGATAATCTGGTTGAGTTTTTCGAGCTGGAATTCCTTCCCATGGTCCGGAAGGACGACACCATCGACAACGTTCGTTACCTGACCAGCATGGGGGCTGTGTATGGAAAGCTCGAAGCTGCCCAGAAGCGGCTCAACGCGAAGGATCCCAGGAATGGGAATACTGCGTGGAGGTGAAAGGCCAGCAACAACACAAAGAGAATCTATTATTATGAGGAGGACAATCACTATGGTCAATTTCAAATTAGAGGCTCCCTGGTATACCTACCAGAAGAAGGTCAAGGCCCTGTTCGAGCCGGATCCCGACATCATTGTTGGGGAAATCCGCGAGCTGAGTGAAGGCAAGACCGACTACGCCTTTGACATCGAGATTCGTGATCACGAGAAGTTCGTGGCGCTGGATCGCGTCATGCCTGAGGTTGTGGAGTTCGGCAACATTACCCTGGGCATCACCCTGTACGACGAGGAGAACAGCAATGTTGTAGATTCCGGGATTGAGATCTTCGCAACCATCTTCAAGGACAATCCTCTCGTGGAGGAGATCGTAGATGCTGAGGATTTCACCGGTACGCACCATGGGTTCGTTGCCTTTAAACCCCAGATTGTGCAGTTCTTCGACGATGATATCTCCGACTACAACGGCAACTGGTCCGGCCTTGCCCAGGACATTGCCCGCGAGATTTTCGGCGGTGAAATGCGCGGCGTCCATTTCTGCACCGCGCCGGTTGAGGATGATGGAGCTGAGTACATGGATGCATGCGATGGCGATAGCAGCCACGGCGGCATATTTGGACCCAACGTCGTCTGTAGCCCTTGCAACAGCGGTAGTTGCAACGGTGCTGGCGAGCACAGCAGCGATAGCGATCACAGCAGCAGTGGCAGCGAAGATGCATGAGGGCAACGCCCCGCGCAATTCCTGGTCGTACAGATTCGGTAGCCTCAAAGTATGGGAGCAAGATGGGAGCGTTTTCCGCGCTCCCTTTCCTGTTCCCTGTTGTGTATGTCACAAGCCCACAGCCTTCATTGACCTGGACTACGAAGCAGCGTTTTGTGGTGAAGAATGCCTGCGGGAGTTTGAAGCCGGACTACCGCAACGAGGTGACAACGATGCCGATTAGACCAAAGCGTCCCTGTGCGCATCCCGGTTGCCCGGAGCTGGTAGCCAGCGGGAAGTACTGCGAAAAGCACCACGCGCTCCATCCGGAGGAAACGAGAAGCGCATCCAGTCGAGGCTATGGACGTGCATGGCAACGAGTCAGTAAGCAATTCCTCACCGCCCATCCGCTGTGTGTTCAGTGCTTGTCGGAGGGACGGTATGTGAAAGCGACGGTGGTTGACCACATCGTGCCGCACCGTGGAGACAGAAATCTGTTCTGGGATAGAAGCAACTGGCAACCGCTGTGCAAAGCCCACCACGACAAGAAGACCGGCCTGGAAGACAGCCGACCGACGTACCATTATCAACGATAGGGGTGGAGGATGAACGATCTAACAGTTTTTGAGAATGACCAGTTTGGTTCCGTGCGAACTATCACCCGCGACGGGGAACCGTGGTTCGTCGCAGCCGATGTGTGCAGGGCGTTGGAGATTGTAAATCACAAGGATGCGCTGACACGTCTGGATGATGATGAAAAATCGGAGGTGGCTTTAACCGACCCCCATGGAAGAGAGCAGATGACAAACATCATCAGCGTGCCTGGCTTATACGCTATAGTCCTCGGTTCGCACAAGCCGGAGGCGAGGGCATTTAAGCGTTGGATCACGCATGAGGTCATTCCAACTATCCGAAAGAAGAGCGCTAATGCTACCCAGGATGCGCTTGAGAACATTATAGCGGATCCGGAATTCGGAATCCGGCTGTTGAACGCGCTGAAGGATGAGCGGGCAAAACGGGAAAAGCTGGAAAGTGCTCTCATGATTGCCAGACCAAAGGCTGCGTACTTCGATGCACTGGTAGAGCGTAAAACGCTGACTGGTATAAGGGAAACAGCCAAGGATCTTCAGTGGCGTCAGAAGGACTTCATTCGCTTCCTGCTGGATAAGGGGTATGTATACCGTGATCAGAAGCAAAAGCTTCAACCGTATGCAGAACATATTACGGATGGACTGTTTGTGTTGAAGAAGTGCAAGGGCAACAGATATGGAGGGTCAGGCACACAACTGCTGATCACTCGGAAGGGCAGAGAGTGCTTTCGGTTGCTGCACCTTGTAGAAATAAACTCCGGTAAAACCATGATAGCCGAAAGATGGAGCCCACCACGCTGAGGCACAGATCCTGTGCATGCGGACCACGGTGGGACTTTTCATCATAGCCCGCTGCGGATCTTTTCTCCTTTTTGCCGCAGCGGGCTATCCTACTGACTTTTCTTCGTCCATGAAGAAAAGTCAAACGACAGGATGTGGAGGAACACCACCACCCCCGCCCGCCGCAGGTTTTCACCTTCCTCTACCTGCGGCGGGCTATCATACTGAATTTTCCTCTTCCAAGAAGAAAATTCCTACGACCATATTTTTACTCGCCTTGGAGGGCGAGTAAACGGAGGGACAACATGGAGAACAAGAAGATCACGGTCAACAGCCCGAACTTCTTTGAGTGGCTTGCGCTGCTGTTCATTGGGCTGCGGCTGATGAGAGTTATAACCTGGCCTTGGATGTGGGTGCTGGCTCCGCTATGGCTGCCGGTCTGCTTGGCCATCCTCATCGCATGCGTTGTGGTGCTGTGCGGGAAGTGATCATGTCCAGCGACAATGAGCCTAAGGTTGAGACAATGATTTGTCGTGCCTGTGGGAAGGAATTCCAGCCCAAGAGGCGCGGGAGAAAGAACACAGGTTTTTGTTGTTCACGATGCCGTGATAAATGGAGGCGGGAGAACAAGCTTAAAGATCTTCCAGGGAAGTACTCGAAGACCTGTGAACACTGTGGTATAGCATTCCAGACTAATAATACAGGCCAGAAGTATTGCTCAGTCGAATGCTCGCGAACAGCAAGAAAAACAGGTCGAACCGTATATGACATGGAATGCCTTTACTGCGGCACACCCTTTCAGACAATCAACAAAAATCGAAAGTACTGTTCTCCTGCTTGTGCTGCCAAGCATGCGGGTGATTTGCGTCGTGGTGAGTATTATTGCGAATACTGCGGCAAACCGAGATGGTCAGATCATCCAAATAGAAACAGGTTTTGTTCCCGAGAATGCGTCAATAAGGCAAAACATCTGGAAGCGTTATCGAGGAAAGAAGCTTGGAGTAAACAACGGGAAGAATCAATGACACGCACTTGCGCGAATTGTGGTGTAGTCTTCCGAGCAAAGCATGAGAACCATCGGTTCTGTTCGGCCGAATGCCAGTATGAATCTGCGCTTCGTGAACATCATGAGCGCAATGTTGCCCGTTTTATACCGGTGCTTTCAGTGTGCCCACATTGTGGCAATCTGTTTTCTACGACCTTTCGTTCACAGGCAAAGCAATACTGTTCTGAGAGATGCGCAGAGAGAGCAAGCGAGAAAAGGCAGAAGGTTAAACGAAAAGAACAGATGCAGCAGGCTTTCGTAGAGCCGGTCGGACTTAAAACTACCTACCGCAACTATGGTGGTGTATGCGCTATCTGTGGACTGCCTGTTCCCAAGACAACAGAATCGGAAAACCAATGGGCCGCTACGGTTGATCACATTATACCTTTGTCGCAAGGTGGCATGCACTCGAAGAGTAACTGTCAGCTTGCCCATAGACTTTGCAACTCCATCAAGCTTGATACAACAGACGACTTCAGGATTGACTGGGCTCAAAAGCTGAAGGATGAACCGGGAAGATGGAACGAACAGTTAGATGATCTGTGGAGCCAGTTGGGGTGTAGCGACCAGTCAGTGATGTAGGGGGCCCTCGCCCGCATCATCATTTCTACCGGCTTTTTCACGGAGACCGGCGGCTCCTGCCGTGC